CGAAAAAGAAAGCATGTCTTACAAAAAGATCACTGCTCTTTCCTTTATCGATGAGTTGTTAGGCGGCCTATGCCGGGGTGGCCCGGCGAAGGATAGGACCTACGGGTGTTATACCAAGGAGTCAGTTTCCCTCTTTCGAGGGCTGTCTGACAGCCTTGGACACCGCGTGGTCCAACCGCCCTTGATTCCAGGGTTGGTAACTTTGGATCTAGGCACTCGATCGGTCCCACATGCCCTCAAGTTGGCTCGCGCCAGCTTGGAGGTTGTTTTGGACTCGATCGAGAAAGCCATAAAGTTGCCAGTTTTGGATCAGTTATCTGCGTTGCGCAATATGTGCAGCTGGCCGATCGATGACTTCGTAGTCAACGCGAAGTATTCTGTAGCCTATCCAATGGCTCGGATGCTTAAGAATGACTTACCGAAGCGGCCATCTAGTTTCACTTGTCATCCACTCGTATACACTGGTCGGATCAAGAGAATGTTGAAGAACCGGCTTGTCTCCTTTTCCCGGAAGAATGTGAGGCTATTCCTCGGAATCCTCCAGGGGGTCAAGCGTGGAGCTGAAGTGGTCCCTAAGGACTTCGTTCAGGCCGCCATGGAAAAACACAAGGCAGCCCTCTCAAAACCCCCTGAAAACCTAAACCCAGAGACAGGAGACCCGTCTCGAGCTTTTGGTTTCAGTTGGTTTGAGGCGAGCGAGCTGGACAACTACTTCAGGTGGTTCTTTCGACATTTCCGACCCCCCAAACCGAAGCTCTATGAGGCTTCAACCGCAGCTTCCTACGAATCTAAGAGATCTGAAGGCGGTGCTCGTGAGTATCTTCGGGACTACTCCATCGGTCTTATGAACCCACCCTTGGGTGATTATGACTCGATTATGGAGGTCCCCCTTGAAGATGAGCGGGGCGTGTATAGGGCTCTCGACTTAGACTATCGTTCTGACCTCTTAGAAATGTATGAGGTTCGTCCAGGCGAGGTCGTTGAGCTCAGAGGGCGGGGGACATGGAACTCCTTCAGACATTATTTCCAGGAAATGAAAGACCTAAGACTCCACAAAGCTGTGCGGGTCTCGGCAGTCCTCGAGCCGTTAAAGGTCCGACTCATTACTAAAGGGGAAACCTTCAAGTATTACCTCTCCAGGTTTTACCAAAAAGGTTTGTGGGATTATCTTCAAAAATTCCCACAATTTTGTCTGACGGGGCGTCCACTCCGCGAGATGGATTTTATTGATCTCGTGACGAGAGAGAAGAAACTAGGACTTGACTTTGACCTTTTTGTCTCTGGTGACTATAGCGCCGCCACGGATAATCTTAAGATCTTCTACACGAAGATGGCTTTTGAGGAAAGCCTCTATCGAGCACCATACTCTGATAGTCTTAAAGATAATCTCCGGGCCGTGCTATATGAACAGTGGGTGGAATACCCTGAGAAGACCAAGATCGGTGCCTTTGATCAAGTCACCGGTCAACTCATGGGTTCTACGTTATCTTTTCCAATCCTATGCATCGTTAATCTATGTGCATACTGGATGTCCCTGGAAAGATACCTTCAGCGTGGTATTGCCGCTAAAGACCTTCCTGTTCTTGTCAATGGAGACGATATTCTCTTCCGGACTAATCCCCAGCACTATTCCATGTGGCTGAAGATTGTTCGCGAGGTGGGTTTTGAGCTTTCCCAGGGAAAGAACTATGTCCATAAGGAGTTCTTCACTGTGAATTCTCAGGGTTTCCTTTGGAATAAAGGTTACCCAATGGAAGTGCCTTACCTTAACACTGGACTCCTCACCGGTCAGTCCAAGTTAGCGGGTCGGCTATCTGATAAGTTAAGCCCAATTTGGGATTACTATAATCAGGTTATCGATGGTGCGACGAACCCTTTGAGGGCTCATCGTCGATTCTTCCATTACCACAAAGAGAATATTAATGAATTAACTGCTGGCGGTGAATACAGCGTATTCGCCCATCCAGCTCTGGGGGGGTTGGGTTTTAAGCTCCA